AAGTGATCGTGTCTCCGATACTGAATGACCGGCCCGGCGTTCTCGCACCTCTCGCCGGTGAACCACTGCGCGGCCAGCCAGGTGGACATCTCATTCTTCGGCAGCACCTCAACACTCTCAACGGAGCCGACCGGGTAGATCAGTAGCAACGGCGGCACGCCTAGCACGCTGGCGATCGCGATGATCTCCGCGACCGAAACCGTGTGCCGGCGTTCGGTCTCCAGGTTGGACAGCACGGGACGTTGCATGGGTACGCCAAGATCGCTGACCGCTTCGGCCAGCTCGCGGGTACTGAGCTTGCGAGCCTTTCGATAGCTCTGCACACGCTTGCCGATGGCGTCCGCGAGTTCTCCGGACCACTCCGTATCGGGCACCAGCGAACCGTACGGATTGCTAGCCAGGAGCGCAACCGGGCAGTGAGTTGCGCGTCGTCAGGTGGCTGAACAGCGGCGGGAACTGCTCATGCACCAGTAGGAGCGAGGGAGTAGCGGTTGTGGCCAGGGTCGTTGGCAAGATCAGCCTCAAGGCAGCGACCGCCGCCGTGCACGCCGCCGCCGGCGACGGCCTGCGCTCCGCCGTGGAGCACCTGCTCGGCGCGTCGGTGCAGCTCACCCCCATCGAGACCGGGGCATTGCGCGCGTCCGGCGTCGCATCGGTCGACGAAGGCGCCCTGCGCGGCGCGGTGTCCTACAACGCACCGCCCTACGACGTCATTCAGCACGAGGCGCTGGGCTACCGCCACGACGAAGGTCAGGGGAAATACCTCGAGGAGCCGTTGTACTCCGAGGCTGCGGTGATGGCCGTGCTGATCGCGGCACGCATCCGGTCGGCGTTGTAGTGAGCGAGCCCGAATGACCATCCTCGAAGCGCTCGCCGAGCTGCTCACCGCCCGCGGCCACGGCACCTGGCAACCCGACGGCACCTACACCGCCGACCAGACCGGGATCGTGCTCGGCGCACTGCCCGACAGCCCGGACCGGGTGATCGGCCTTGCGCTCTACGGCGGCTCCGAAGGGTCCGCCTGGTTGCCCTACGACGCCCCCAACGTCCAGTTCCGGGTGCGGGGCAGCACCGATGCCCGGATAGCGATGCGCGCCGCGCAGGCGCTTTACGACGACCTGCACGGCATCACTCACGTGCAAGCCGGCGGGGTGCAGGTCAATGAGGTGATCGGGTTGCAGTCCGGGCCGATCTACGTCGGGCAGGACCGCAACAACCGCCACGAGTGGACCGTGAACTTCCGCGCCGACTATCTCAACACCAACCGCAGCTAGGAGCCCCGCTGTGACCGCTGTCAAGATCCTTGCCCGGCAGATCATCATTCAAGTTTCCGACGGCGCTGGCACCCCGACCTGGCTGTCCATCGCCGGGATCCAATCGGCCAAGCCCAACCCGGGAGAGGCCGAGGAGGCAGCCGACATCGGCACTTTCGACTCCAACGGCTACGACGAGTCGATGCCGGCGCAGCGTGGCGCGACGCTGGAGACCGAGGGGTTGATCGTCAAGGACGACATCACCGGCGCACAGAACCCTGGTCAGGCCCGGTGTGATGCGCTGGCCGCGCAGATCGGCTACCAGGCGCTCGGCTCCGTCCGGTTCCGGCACCCGATGGACACCGCCTGGAAGGTGTGGACTGCGTGGGTGTCGCCGGCGGAGCAGGGCGGCAGCAAGAACGACCCCGACTCGTGGGGCGTGAAGTTCGTGCGCTCCGGTGCGCCGAGCACGATGACGGTCGTGTGAGCGCCGACCCCGTGGCGGACGCCATCGACGAGGTCGCCGACGAGGTCGCCGACGAGGCGGAAGCTCGCCTGCGTCTCATCGCCGATGAGACCGACCAGGTCCAGTCCGAGGACTTCGACGCGTTCTGGTCGGTGCAGGAGGCGAAGGAACCCGACCGACCGACACTGGCCAACGTCCTGGGCAGCGGCTTCACCTTGCGGGCGCCAGCGGAGATCCCGCTGTACTTCGAGATCCTGCGCCGTAAGCTGGCGCACTCCGTTCGCGCTGAGGACGTCCGCACACTGTTTGATCTGCTGTTCACATCCGGCACCTATGACAAGCTCGCTGAACGTGGGCTGCAGCCGGCGCAGTTGGCGCTGTTGGTGTCCTGGGGGGGCGCTAACGCAGGCGACCGACGCGCCTCGCTGGCGCAGGTGAAGGCCGGGCTGGACGAGATCGAGGCGGACGCGGCGGGAAAAGCGAACGCGCCTGGCGGCCGATCGTCGAAGGCTGGGGGATCATCGAGGCCGACTTCGCGCGCGAGTACCAGCTCGAAGAAGCCGGCCTCGCAGCGCTGAGTTTGCGCCGGTTCCTGGTCCTGCTGTCTGGTCTTTCCGCGCAGGCGCGCTGGTGGTCATTCATCGAGGCCGACAACGAACTCGTTGATGACGAGTTGGCCCGCGATCTGCTCGCCCGGATGTAGGGAGGTGCCGGTGTGGCGTTGAACATCGGCAACCTGACTGCCTTCATCGACCTGGACGACAAGAAGTTCGACTCCGGGGCAACCGCCACCGAGGCCCGCGCGGGCACGCTGGCCTCCAAGGTCACCCGCTCACTGGACAAGGTCGAATCCTCAGCCGGCCAGTCCGGCGGCAAAGCCGGTCGCCGCTTCGGTGACGAGGTCACCCGCAACGTCTCAACGGGGATGGACAAGGCCGGCACGGCGGCTGAGACCCAGGCCGGTCGGATGGGTTCCAGGCTCGGCAGCAGCCTGCGCAGCGTCGGGTCGATGGCTGGTGGGGCGTTGGCCGCCGGGTTCGGGCTGGCCGCGGTCGGGTTCATGAGGGGCGCGGTCGACGAGGCCTACGAGGCCGAGAAAGTGATGCGCTCCACCGCGCAGGGCATCAAGACGATGGGTGCCGAGTCGTGGACCAGTTCGGCCGCGATCGGTGCCCTGTCGCAGTCGATCTCCAACAAGATCGGTGTCGACGATGAGCTGATCCAACAGTCGGCGAACTTGTTGTTGACCTTCGGGAATGTGCGCAACGCGGTGGGGGCCAACAACAACATCTTCGACCGGGCGACGTTGGCCGCGCAGGACTTGGCGGCCAAGGGGTTCGGCGACGCTGAGTCCTCGGCGAAGATGCTGGGTAAGGCGCTCAACGATCCGGTGAAGGGCATGACGGCGCTGGGTAAGGCCGGGGTGACGTTCACCGAGGCGCAGAAGGAACAGATCAAGGCGATGGTCGAGTCGGGGGACATGCTCGGCGCCCAGAAGATCATCATGGCTGAGGTTGAGAAGCAGGTTGGCGGGACTGCTGAGGCGACCACGACTGCGACGGCCAAGATGCGAGTCGCGTTCGGCAATTTGCAGGAGAACGTCGGTGCCGCCCTGCTGCCCATGATCGAGTCGATGGCTGAGGCTGCCGGCGCAGCGGCGGACTGGGCGGCTGAAAACCCAGAGCTGGTCGCGACGATCTTCAAGGTCATCGGCGCCATCGTGGCCCTGTCGCTTGCGGTGAAGCTGCTGAACCTCGGTAAGGAAGTCGTCGGGTGGGCCTCGACCATCGGCGGCGGGTTCGCCCGGATTGGCCGCGACGCCGACGGAGCTAAGGGCAAAGTGGGCGGTCTGGCCGGCTCGCTCAAGGGACTTGGCGCGCTGGCTGCCGTCGCGGTCGCCATCGAGGTCGTGCTGCCGGACTTGCAGAAGGCGATCGGTGGTTTGAAGAAGGTGGCCGAAGGTCAATCGTCGGGCGTCGGTGATTACATCGGGTCGCTGTGGGGTGGCGCGATCGGCGACTCGCTCAACAAGTCGCTGACAGGGAAGATCACCGGCGGGATGGCGGCGCTCGCTGCTGCCAAGCCCTACATCACACTGGACGCCAACGTCGACCCGTTCACCGGCAAGACCACCCAGGCGGTGGCGTTCGCCAACGGGCAGCGTGGCGTGGTCACGCTCGACGGGAACCCCGACCCGGCCACCGGCAAGACCAACGGTGTGATCCAGTTCGCCAACGGGTCCAAGGGCACTATCTCGATCGACGGCAACCAGGTCCCGGTCAACGGGAAGATCACCGCCTCGGTGCGCTACGCCGACGGGTCCGTCGGGACGATCCAGGTTGACGCCAACACCGCCCGCGCCAATGCGGCCCTGGACTACGCGGCCCGCACCCGCACCGCGACGATCTTCGTGCGGGCAGCCGGCCAGCTGGGGGCGGGCAGCTTCGGCTACGGCGCTTCCGGCGGTCAGGTCGGCAAGGCCATCGGCGTCGCACTCGGCGGTCCGGTAGGCATGGCAGGTGGTGGCCGACCGCCCGGCCTGCCTCCTAGCGACACCGTGGGACCGCTGTGGCTCACGCCTAAAGAGTTCGTCGTCCGCCGCCGCATCGCCACCATGCCTGGTGTGACTGAGTTCCTCTCCCGGCTCAACTCGGGCAACTCGGCCGCCCTGGCGGCAGCCACCGGCCGCGGCCAAGGCTTCGCCCAGGGGAGTGCGGCGGGCGGCCGGGGTGGTGTGGCCGGTGGTATCGATCCTGCGGCGATGGCAGCGGCCGTGCATGACGCTGTGTTCGCCGCCCTGCACGGCGCTCAGCTGCGGGTCGACGGCTCCGGGGTGGCCCGGCTGGTGAA